TATGCTCAATATTAGTATTGATCGTATTATTCCAGAAGATAAAAAGCCTAAAGTAATCAAAATCAAGTAGTACAATATAACTGTCCCCACACAGGACCTTAGAGATGGTTTAGTTACCCATTTATATGACCGAGGCGCAAGTCAGGTGAATTGCCTGTGTGGGGCTTCTAATTTGTTCTGATATAATTGCATTATATGACTGACAAAGAGTTGGTTCACTACAATAAGCAGCAGTTTAAAAAAAGACTGTCAGAGATAAAAGAAGCATCTGGTTGTATGGATTGTGGAGTTACTAATCCAATAGTGTTAGATTTTGATCATCTTAAAGATAAAAAATATAATGTTTCTAGAATGATTCACGATGGATTTTCGTGGGCAGCAATAAAAAAAGAAATAGCAAAATGTGAAGTAGTCTGTGCAAACTGTCATAGGATAAGAACTTACAACAGGTTGACAACCAAGACTGCTTAATGCTATAATTGAAATACTAACTTTAGGAGGTTATATATGGCTGTCAAAGGCTCAGTAGAAGCAATCATTGAGGTTGCAAAGAAAGAAGTTGGAACCATTGAAGGTCCAAAGGATAACGAAACAAAATACGGTGCATGGATGAAAGTAAATTTCCAACCTTGGTGCCAGTCATTTGTTTCTTGGTGCGCTATGACAGCAGGGGTTGCAAAGTTCCCTAAGTCAGCATCAACAGTTGCAGCATCAGATCAATTTAAAAAAGAAGGTCGTTGGGCAGATGCTCGTAATGATGACCCAACTCCAGGAGACTGGATCTTTTTTGATTTTCCAGATGACGGTGTAAATAGAATTTCACACGTAGGTCTTTGCATTAAAAATAATGGTGATGGAACTATCCAAGTTATTGAAGGAAATACTTCAGGAACTGCAAAAGGAGATCAACGCAACGGAGGTATGTGCGTAGAAAAAACTCGTGGTTACATAAAAAATAACAAAAAGAAATTAATCAATGCAGTAGTTGGTTGGGGCCGTCCAGTTTATACTGGAGAAGATGGTATACCACTTGCTGTAAAGCCAGCAACAAAGGTGGCACCAAAGGCAACAAAGAAGGCTTAATGCATGCCAGTTTATGATTACAAATGCACACAGTGCTCTGCAACCATTGAATTTAAAAGAGAATTTGGTGATAGTACAGAGCCTGTGTGTTGTAATGCAACAATGAGTAGACAATGGTCATCTCCAGGAGTTCTTTTTAACGGTACTGGATTTTATTCAACTGATAATAGAAAGAAGTAGTATAATTATGAATACAATGATTGCAGAAGAAGTTAAAGTTAAAGAATGGATTCTTGGACCAACAGATCGTTGTGATTCATGTGCAGCAGAAGCATTAGTACAAGTTACAGGAGTGTCTGGAGACTTATTATTTTGTGGTCACCATTACAATAAAGTAATGAATAATCCAGAAGGATATAAAAAAATGATGTCCTTTGCCCTCACAGTTCTTGATGAGAGAGATAAATTAATTGAAGATAAAGCAAAGGGGCAAGATTACTAATGTATGAATATTATGTAAGAAAAGTAGAAAATGTTGTAGATGGAGATACCATTGACGTTCTTATTGATTTAGGGTTTGATATCCTATTTGCATCCCGCGTTAGACTGGCTGGTATTGATACTCCTGAGTCCCGTACAAAGGATCTTGCTGAGAAGGCTCTAGGACTAGAGGCTAAAGAGTATCTAAAGAAGTCTTTAAAAGATGCCAAGTCTGTTGTAATTAAAACTGAAAAGATGGACTCATCTGAAAAGTATGGTCGCATTTTGGGCTGGGTATACATAAATGGAGACACCGTATCTCTTAATGACATGATGATTAATGATGGCTATGCCTGGGGATACCTTGGAGATACTAAGGTTAAAGATTTTAATGCTCTTGCCAAAGCAAGAACAAAGAGTGGTAAATGAGTCACATTCTTTATTTTACTGCCGAATGGTGTAATCCTTGCAAAATGGTAAGACCCATTGCTGAAGAATTAGACCGTGAAGGAATTATTAAGTTTCAGTATATTGACGCCGACGACAACGTAGAGCTTTGTAAACAATTTGAAATTAAATCAGTTCCAACTTTTATTTTAATTCAAGATGGTAAAGAAGTAAGTCGTATAAATGGTGCTAAAACCAGGGAACAGTTAGAAGAGTTTATAAATGGATCCAATTGACGAAACAATTCAGTCATTAATTCTTAATGGTGCAATTGAAGTTGTAGGTATTGATTCTGAAACTGGTCAATTTCTTTACTCTTTTAACCAAAAAATAAAAGAAATAATGCCAGAACTTTATAAAGAACATTTAACTGAAGTTAATCGTGACATTATGTACCTTTGGGAGCAGGGGTTTTTGGATATAGACTTGCTGTCAAATGATCCGCTGGTTATCCTAACAGATAAATCTTTAGATCAAGAACAAATTAATTGCTTATCCGTGGAACATAAATCAGCATTGGCTGAAATCAAACGGCTTCTTCTGAAGTAATCTGATATAATCATATTATAGAAATAGGAGAAAGCCATTATGATTAAGTATTTTATGGCTGTGGGCTTGACATTGCTCATTACCTCCTATATACTTTATAAAGGAAGAAAAACTAAACCTTTTTCAAAAATTACATACAGCCAAAGCAGTGTGCACTTAATGATTAAAGATTTTCTTCCAAAAACTTTATATGAAAAACCAATACAGAACTCTCAATCATTAAAGCATATTGAGAGAAATACTGTAAAAGTTATTTTTATAGATGGAAAAGCTTATTGGGTCAACAACAATATATTTTATTGTGCTGATGCATTTGAAAACAATGTCAACATAGACACTACAAGTCCAGTTGATACAACCAATATGTCAAAAAAAGACATTGAAAAGATGTTATTTATTTTAGACAACTTAAAGAATGGAAATAGTAATGATAGTAGCAGTACAGGGGACTAAAGACTTTGATGATTATCAAGTTTTTCTTCGTGCTATGGGCGTTGCTATGTCTTCAATGAAAGATGAAGATAAAGAGTTTTTAATTTATTCAGCAGGTCCTGCAAAAATTAATTCAATGGTTTCTGAGTTTTCTAATTTGTCTGAAAGAGGCATGAAGGCTAGAGGAAAAAAAATTAAGTTCTTTAAGGTTCCTGCTTCTTACATTGAAGAAAACATGGAGCAGGTAAGTTATCTTGCTTTTTTAAGTAAGCCTAAAGAGCCAGTATCAAAGTTAGTAGCATCAGCCGAACTCAAAAATATTGAAGTCGGAATTTATAGGTATTAAGGATAAAAATGATAGTAAGTAAGTTAGACGTAATGGAAAAAATTGTTAAAAAGAATTATAATCTTCTCTGGGATGGCTGGAATATTTTAGATCTTAAGAAATCAGAAATGGCTCGCACATCTCCGCAGGGTATTAGAATTAATGGTCAATGGTATCTACATAAAATTTATAAAGTAGATGAAAAAGGCTGGGATATTCCAAATAAGTATAAGGAGTAATCCTTGAAGCAGCATTTATGGAAAGATGAAGCAAAATGTTTAGGCTTAGATACTAATCTATACTTTGATAAATATGAAGATGATATTGATCTAAGATCCAATATAGATAATTTCTGCGCCTCTTGTCCCGTTGCAAAAATATGTTTTGCTAACGGAGTATCTGGTAAAGAGTGGGGCGTATGGGGTGGTGTATACTTAGAAGGTGGAGAAGTATCAAAAGAATTTAATAAACATAAAAATAAAAATCAATGGGGTAAAATATGGCAAGCGCTAACGATGGAAACGAATTAACATCTTTTGAAGATGTTTGTTCTATCCTTGCTGAATTGTGGATAAACCATAAACATGAAAAAACATTTGAGGATTTTATTTCTTATAATGATTTAGGTTTGCCACTTGCTTTTTTAATTGATTCTGAATTAGTAACACATACAGAAATTGCAAAAGGTTATATTGAAGAAACTTGGAGAATTTTGTTATCCTCTCTTGAGATTAAAGAAGATTCAGGTTTTACTTGCCTTGAAGATATATTTCGTTATTCTGAAGGCGAGCAAGAATAATGTATACAAATGAGATGCGTAGGGCAGTACATTCAATTATTCCTCCAAAAGATTTTGGAATTAATATAATTGATAATGAGCAATTCTTAACTGTTAAACTTAATGAACATGATTTTATTCATATGGTACATGACGAAAAGATTAAAGCTATTCAGTATGTAGCAAAAATAAAAGAAGTTCTTGAACAAAACGGAGCAATTGTTTTAGTAACCAGAGAGGTAGTAAAGTAATGAATATTTCTACTATCATTATTTCAACATGTTTATTTTCAGTAAGCGTTGCATATTTAACTTTATCTTATAACTTTGTTAAAATCCGCAAACAATATGAAAAATTATTTATTGACATGCTTGTCCTTGAAAAATATGTTAACGAAATTGAAGATTCTCAAATTAAAGGTGACGATAATGTTCATAAAGAAAACTTTGTTAAGTTCCTTTCTGACTCTCGTGACTGGGCATATCAATACATTGAAGATGTTCAAGAAGGTTTATCTAAATTTGTTGACGATGTAGATTCTTATATTAGTCATTTTGATGATTACGGAGACACTATCTCGGTTGAAAGACCAGATTATTCAGCCATGGTTCAAATATCTAAATCCTATAAAGATCTTATAAAATTATTGCCAGCAGAGGAAATAAAATGAAAGATGTTATACTATCAACACTAACAGGTTTTGGATGCGGTGTCGTGTTTGCAGCATTCAAATTGCCAGTACCAGCACCACCAGTTTTTGCGGGAGTCGCAGGAATCATTGGTCTATGGATTGGTTTTACAATATTAACACGAGCTATATCCTAGGAGGAAAAAATGAACGAACAAATTAAAAAGGCACTTGCCTCATACGCAAGATCAGCAATTGGTGCAGCTACAGCAATGTATGCTGCTGGAATCACTGATCCAGAAACACTTGTATACTCACTACTTGGTGCAATCGTGCCAGTAGCAATGAGAGCAATCAATCCAGCAGACGCGGCTTTTGGTCGCCTGCCAGATATGAAAGCCGTAGATAAGGCTCTGAAGGCTGCTAAGGTAGTCAAGAAGCCAACAGCTAGAAAAGCTACAGCAAAGAAGTAATTCTTTAGGGAGGGATATGTCTAATTGGCCTATCCCTCTCTTTCTTTAATACTATGACATATATGTATCAAAAACAAACTAAGGGTAAATCTAACACAGCACTAATCATGTGTACATTTCGCAGACTCACAAACATTCCTAAAACTTTAAAAAGATTAAAAGATCAAACAAATAAAGATTTTGACTTTTATATATGCAATAATTCAGAAGACCAAGACAATAAATTAATATCATACTTTAAAAAATATGAAAATGATTTACAGTTTAATTTTTATATAAAAAAATATAATAATATATATAAAATGTTTTCAAGGTTTTATCTTGCTAGAGACTTAGCTCATCAAGGATATGAGCGTGTAATTTTTATTGATGATGATCAGATGTTGCCAATATCTTTTATTCAAGATTGTTACAATCAATATGATGAAAAATCTATCAAATCATTTTACGCACATAAATTTGATGACGATTACTGGGACAAGGTAAGACTTGTTGACGGAGAAGAAGGCAACTATGCTGGCACTGGTGGACTTATTTGTTCTGCTAAAATATTTTTAGATGATAAGTTTTTTGAATGTCCAAAAGAATATCATATTATTGATGACTTATGGTTATCTCATTATATTTTAAAATATACAGACTATAAAATAAAACTATTAAAAACAGACATTCAGTTTATCTATGACGATAAAGCAACATTTGTTGGCTTAGAAGATTTAAAAAGAAATTTTTCAACTAATAATATTATTAATAACGTTTAGGTATTGCTGTTTAAGAATATTTGCATTAAAGTTATTAATTGCTATATCAAATGCCTCTTGTTTTAAATCTTTTTTATTTTCTAGCTTAATATAACTATCAATCATGTTTGCAAGTTTTTTAGTGTCTGCCTCGTAAACATCAAGGGTCATTCTGGTTAAAAGCCTATCAATGTTTTTTGATTCAACTAACCATTTATTGGGCAAAACAGCATTATTTGGGGATATATCAGTCATAAACACTGGCAAACCACTCATAAGAGATTCGTTCATGGGTAAACAAAGTCCAGCATATCTTCTTGGAAGAACCATAGCATCAAAACCACTATAAAGATCTGCACTATTTTCAGGACTAGACATGTCAATAGTTAGTCTAGGGTCTTTGCAGTCTGTTTCAATCGGTGTTTGACTTTTAATAACTAATTCATAGTTTTCTTTTGAGTAATTAAGCATATCAATTACAGTACTGGTACCGTTCCTATCTTTTGATGCAAACTTTCCAGCAATATGCAGGATCCTGTTATGATTTTTAGACATATTTATTTCTTTTTGTTTAGAAAATACAGATGGTTCAATTGGTGGTGGAATGTGAATGACCTGTGTTAAATGACCAAGAACTTTTCTTACGTGATCAATTTTCCATTCACTAGGTGATAATAAAACATTAGGTATCCTCTGTTCTGGATTAATAACTAAATCTAAAAACTCATAATTGTATTGCAAAATTGTTTTTACTCCTCTTTTTTCAGCAAGTCGTAAAAATAAATCGCTGTAAAAAGATTCACAAGTTAAAACAACGTCAAGTTCATGAAGGAATTCT